ATATTTTGGTATTCACGATCTTGGAGCTGCATTCCATATGAAAAATTGCTCTGTTGCATCATCTTGGCAAAATCCTGCTGACTAGCTAAGACTTCGCGATTGAATTGGAACATGTTTCCTTGCATTGCTTGTTCATGTCCGAATCCATACTGCTGCATCTCTTTATTGTGAGCAAATTGATTCTGTTGCATTAGCTTATCGTGATCTCTTTGAGCTATTTGTGATAGCCCTTGTCCAATCCCAGATAACCCACCTCCTGCCAGTGCCATCCATGCATTGGAGGTTACACGTATTGGAGAGGTGAGGACCGAAGTGAAGCTTGGTCCCTCACGGTTAACAAAGGTGTCAGTGTTGGTAATTTGGAAATCGGTGGTACGTTCGACAATGGAAATTTTTGAAATGGTCATATTTCGTGTTTCTTGTGGTATGACTAAGTACGCTGATGGTGAAGCCACAGCGACTACAAAAACTCTATACTCTTGTAAGTAACGGACTCTAAGTATTCCAGTTACTGATCTATTGTCAATTATGGTGAATTGTGGGCATAATGTAATTGGTAGATGGTTGTACTGAGCAAAGATAGCAAGAAGGGTAGAATTGTCGGTCGCAGTTGGATTACGGAATCCTTCAATGGCCACACTTGTTGGTGGCATGTCAGTGATTCGTAGTAATCTGTAATTGGTCGGTAATTCAGGCAGAGAAGGGGAGGTATAACCGCCACCTGCTTCTATCTGGAGGATTGGGTACTGTTGAGATAGTCCATCTATTGTTGTAAATGAACTGTAGGCCTCAACTATCAAAGGATTTCGGTTTGGTCCCTTTACAACACCAGTTGTCATGCCAAAGCATATAATGGTGCCTTCAGAGGTTATCCACTTTCGCCATCCCATAAGATTGCGCTGTAGTGTTGTAGATGTTGAATATTCCCATGACGAGATGACCACTTGTGTGTCGTTGTAGGTCAATGAATGTGTAAGTATGTCACCATCTGGTACAATATTTGTCTTCATTTGATTCCAGACAGTTGGGTTAAATACACTAACATCTGCGTGAAAACCACCAAATTTGGCGCTTTCCTTCATCCATTTTGCGAATCTACCTGGAGCCAGGTCATGTATGAATTGGATATTCATAAATATCTCTGTCTCGTCAGTGTATGGCATTGTGTAGTCGCTCCACAAAGTCATCAAGGTGCTTCCTTTAAGACCTTGGTATTTCAGGCATGTTGTCGGGCCTTGTGGTACGGTTAAATTTCCAGGTGCTGATACTCTGTATCCAGCTGCCGTGGTCATAACCACATCGTATGAGAAGGGAGGTCTTCCAGCGGTGTTGGTGTTGGTGGGAGCTTTAAAACCATCTAGGTAGAACCATATCTTGCGATTCAACCCTTCAGGCAGGAAAGTGTCAAATTGTGTCTCAAAGTTGTCTTGATTGAGCAGCATATGACTCTTCACTGGTGAAGAAAGGACAGGATTCATAAAGCGGAAAGGATTGCTATCAGCCGCGTTGGCTAACTTAGAGGCAATTCTCACACGAGTTATAACTCCAGGCTGTAAGGGATTCTGAAGTGACAAAAGAAGGAAGAGAACAAGATGAGGGCGATCATCTGTGTTGTTATCATCCGCCAATAGTCGATAGAATTTATCCTGTCGAGCGTCATGCAACTGGTGAATTACATTCCATGGC